GTCCAGATGGGGGCGGCCGTGGTGCCGGTGTTGACGTCGAGGTACCACTTTCGGACGGTGGTTGCCGCACCGAGCTGAACCTTCGTTGTTGCGGGCATGATGTTTCTCCTTCAGAGCGGGTGTTGCAGGAACGAGCCAATTAGGAACGGTTTTGCGAAGGCCTGTGCACGGTGGCGTAGTAGCTGCTCGACCACATCCACCGATTGTTGGTATCGATCCCCATCGAAATAGGCCCGATGCGTCGGAAACACGAGACGACCCGAACACCGCCGGTCAGAGTCACGCCCTCCAGGCCGTGCAGGACGTTGAAGATCGACCCGTCGAGGTCCATGACAGGTCTCGGGTCCTGCCCTGCCCATCGGGTGCGGACCTGCACACCGATCACACTGTCGGACAAGGTCGGGTCGTCAGACACGCCATAGGGCGTCAGGGTGATGACCTGGTCGGGTGTGGCGGGAACAGTGGCGAACACGATCCCGGTCTCAGCGGCGGTGTAAACCCCGGTGTCACGCCACGTTCCGAGGTTGGCGTCTGCGAGGAGGTGAGCGATGCCAGTCAACAACTGCACTTCGAAGCCGGACATGGCACCTCCGGGACTAGGCGATCAGGCGGGCACCCTTCCGCAGATTGCAGAGGGCGTGGCTCGGACGGATGTTTGCCGCGGTGTGAGGTCCGCCCTTGCTGAGCGGAATCAAATGATCCATGTGTAGGTCAGCGAGGGACTCGATCCCCAGCGTGCAGATGTGGCAGACCATGCCCCATCTGGCAAGGATCGCAACGTAACTGACTGGCTCACCATTCGTCTGACGCCGACGAGTATTCTCGCGATTGCGAATCGTCCATGCGTCGTAGTTCTTGAGGCGCCATGCCTTTCCCGTCTCGCGCCGCCGCGCCTGCCGCGCCGGGTCTTTGCTGAGTTCGCGGACGCGTGCGCGGAGAGCATCCTTATCGACAGCTAGATACCTCGCTGCCCGGTACTCCGGATGATCGACGTGATACTGCCGTGCCCGTTCCCGCATCGCGTCGACGTTCTCAACGTAGTAACGCTGGGACTGAGCGTTCTCGCGCTCTTTGTTGCGGAGGTAGTAATCGGCACGGTAGCAACTGCGACACATCCCGCTCGCGAGGACCGGCTTGCCACATTGACAGAGGTCACGAACCTTTGCATGTGGCTTGTCAAGGGATCCAGTCAAGCGCCAGCGCTGATAGTGCATCGGGCACCAGCCACGACAGTGCGCGATCTTGACGCAGTCCTCGATCGAACAGATACGATTGGCCACAGCGGGCCACCTCTCACCAGGTGATTCGTTAGGCCCCGGCTAGTAACCGGGGCCGCTCTTCATTCTATCCGGTTTCGATCTCCGGTCACGTCCCCAACACGGTGCGAATCACTTCACCTGTTTTGTTGATGGCCTCGGAACCCTTTTCTAACATTGCAAGTTCCAAGAATTTTGGGCCGCCGCCGTGAGGGTGCCGAAATTCCATGGACTCATGGATGTACTTCGAATAAACCGAGGAGTATTTGATGGCAACGGCTTTCGTCCCGGCCGCGCCTTTGTTGACCGAGCCGGACGCGGCAAGAGCTCCAGGGTTATCGCTGTCCGGCGGTGTGCCCACGGGAACTAACTCGGTGGAGCGGTCGAGGATGACCTGCGCGCCTTCGGCCAGGGCATCCTCGACGTGGGCGCGGACCTTGGCCAGGATGCCCTCAAGGTTGAGGCCCATCAGATCAGGTCCACTTCGATGTGGTCCGGCAGCCCGAGCGAGCCACCATCGCGGCGACGAATCGCCGACACCCAAGTAACCCGACCGTTCACTGTGACCCGAGACTGCGGGACGAACTTGTCAGCGTCGGCCAGCGCGGCGTAGAAGATCGACTTCTGCACCAGCTGCTCGCTCGTGCCCGTGCGGACCAGGACAACCCCGTCATCGAGGAAGCCCTTGACTGGCACCGGCGCGGCGTAGGTGTCGCCGTAGGCCCCAGTGCCTGCGAACGTCTCCACGGACGCCGTGTGGATGAAGAATGCTGAGAGGGCGCTCACCACTGGCCGCCGTAAACCTGCTGACCGAGCATGTGCCGGTTGCGGTAGTAGTCGTAGTCCCACGGTGGCAGACCCTGCCCGGGTGCCAGAACGCCGGGTGTGACCTCGGAAGTGACAACGGTCCCAGTGAGGGCCGCCGCACCAGCCACGAGCGGTGGGATGGGCGTGGTCGCCAGTGTTCCCACGAAAGTGACGATGAACGGACCAGAGCCGGTCACGGTCACGTTGCCTGCGCCGATGTTCCCGAGAGCCTCCAGCGCGGTCTGCAAGGCGGCGGCGGTCGCGTTGAACACGATCGGGGTGGTGGACGTGCCGGCGAAAGACAGGGTGAACGTGCCAGCAGTGGCAGTCACGGTCACGGACCACACCGCGTTGGCGCCGGTGGGCATGATGGACGTGGAGAACGCGCCCCCACGGCCTGCGAGGCGGCGCAGCGTCGTCTTGTCCGAGCGGGACAGGTAGAGCCCGCCTACGCCTTGGGTGGTCCCTGGAGTGCCGTACCCGATGTGCCCGGTGCCGAGTGCCACGTTGTTGGCGGACGTGGGGTTGTTGAACTGCCTCGCGGCCACAGCCAGCACGGTGCCCAAAGCTCTGGCATCGAGCGGAGACCAGATGGTTTCGCAGAGATTCTGAGCGAGCAGAAGGCTCTGGGTGGCCCGAACCGTGTCGATGGTGCCGGGCGCAAGTTCCAGGTACGTGCCGAGGTCGGCGGGCACAGCGATTGGAGTGCTCATGTGCTCGTCTCCCTCGACACGTAACTAGATGGACTCAGAGCAGGTTGGTGAGCAGGGCGTGGTACGTCTCCGGGCCGTACTCCAGCCCGATCTCGCCATACAGCTGGAACTTGCGAGCCGCGCCGACCCGAGCGAGTTCCTCAGTGAACAGCAGCCCCTTGCCGGGGATGTCCAGGAACACCGGGGCGCACACCGACAGGTCGAGGACGGCGATCTGATCCGAAGGCATCCAACGGTTCAGCATCACGCCGAACGTGCCGAAGTCCGTCACCAGAGTGTCGACGTCGACGCCACCGATGTTGCGGTCACGGGTGACCTGGTTCAACGCCGGAACTGCGTAGGCGTTGGTCAGTTTCACCTTCTGCGTGGACCCCACCATGAAGACCGTCTGCGCCTGGGGGAGTTTTGCCCCGTTGTTGAACGCAGACGCCAGAGCGGCGTCAATGCCAGCCTTGACGATGGTCGACGCAGGGAACACGTCTGCCACCGAACCGTCGCCGACCAGCACCAGTGCGGCGCCGCCAAGAGTGGCCGAGAGGGTGAACGTCGTGCCGGCCGGGACCGTCTTGACGTAGTACCGGACACCAGCGGTGATGCCCGTGGTGGTCGTGACGACACCCACATACACCGGGGCGCCCACTGCCATGCCGTGCGTGGCACTCGTGAACACGCCAGTGGCGGCAACGACGGTCGCAGAGCCGATGGAGGCGCTGCCACTGACACGGCTGGTCGAGATCGTAGACAGAATCCCGCGAGTCTTGCGAGGCGCGGTGTTGTCCGCCGGCTTCGCGTAGATGCCGGTGAGGAACGACTGCTCGACGTCGACAGCCATGCTCTCCAGTTCGGCCATCGTCTGCGTGACCAGTTCGTCGAGGATCAGGTCGTCGCTCTGTGGGGCGATGTTCGCGCCTGAGAAGTTGCCCTGAGCGGCCAACTTGGAGTAACTGACCTCGATCGCGGAGTGGTGGATCTCCACGACGTTCGAGACGTTGGCCCGTGCACGTTCGGCACCTGCCGGGGCGTTCGCGCCCTCAAGTGCCACGTTGTTCGCGGACGAGGCGCGACGGTCGACGGTCTGCCACTCAAACTGGGTGGCCTTGGTCGTCTTGGCGCCTGAGAGTCCGCCGATGGCGGACAGGAAAGGCGTCTCGGTGGGGGTGACGGTGAAAAGCTCACCGTGGTAGTTCGGCAGGGTGAAAGTGGTGCCCTGTCCAGCAACTGCAGCCATGACTGGCTCCTATCTGGTTAGTAACTGGGCTAGGCGGTTGCCGTGCCTCAGTTGGAGTTGAGTCCCATCGCGGCCTTGAGCCGGATGGTTGCCTTCGTGTCGCCCGCCTTCTCAGACGCGGCGATCTGCTCAGCGATGCCGAGCGGCGCGGACGCCGAACGACCTTGAGCGGGGTTGGGCTTCATGCCCGGTGTGACCGGCTTCCCGAGCCGGGGGTTCGCGGTGACAGCCTCAGTGATGGCGGCCGTAACGGCTGCCGTGTCTGAGGGGTCCACGTCCGCGAGCTTCGCCAGGAAGGCCCGCGAGTCGAGCAGTGCGCTGGGGTCTGCGTCCGTTGCCTGCGCGGCACGGAACACGGCCAGTTCGACCTTGGCCTGACGCGCTTCGGCGCCGGCTGTGGTCAGTTGTGCGGTGAGCGCGGCGGGGTCGGCGGGCTCGTCGTCCTTGATGAGGCCGACCGCCTTGCCGATGGTCTGAGCGAACTCGTTGCGTGCGGCTTCGGCGGTGGAAGCCACAGACTCAGCGGCCTGCCGCTTCGTCCGTTCTGCCTTGAAGTCGTTACGGATGGCGGCGATGACCTTCTGCGAGCGCTCGTCAAGAGTGCTCTCATCGAGTTCCGCCGCTGCGACGGCGTCTGCTAGTAGCGCGGACGCCTGATCGTCGGTGACAACCGCGGACCCTGCAGGGGTCTCGGGTGCGACATCGGCGGTGGTTGACTGTTCAGACATGAGTCCTCCAGGGACTTTGAGCGGTCACACCGAAGCCCCGGCACCAGACCGGGGCTTTCGACGTGTTGAGGGGTGTTACTTCAGAGATCCGTCGGCGTTCCATGACGCCGGGATCTGGTCCATTCCGCCAAGTGCCTTGGCGCGTTTCATGATGAAGCGACGTACCGCGGCCTGACCTGCGGCGCCACCTTTGGCGCGGCCCACGGCCATGATCGCGTTGTGCATGTCGGCCATCGTCTTGATCGGGAAGCGACCGCCCATCATGGCCTGGCCTTGTTTCGCGGCCTGTTCACGTCCTGACGCGCTCAAGTCAGCCATGTCAACTCCTCAGTAGTTTGCTCAGCCGGGCAATCTGTTTCGTGCGCCACGGGGAGTCCTTCATCCCCTGCGCCTGCTTGAGGAGGAACTCGACCTGCGGTCGGTCCATGCTCGACTTGCCGAGCGTGACCTTCGCCTTCTTGGCGCCGGTCGTGCCGGTCACTGGGCGACCCTCGACGGCCTGCCGGAAGGCGTTGCGGGCATCATTGCCGCTCTTGCCCTTCGTGGACTCGTCCCACACCCGCTGCATCTCACGCATCCGCGCGCTCGGCTCGTAGGCGGTAAAGACTGGCTCGGCATGGCATCGGCAGTTGTCGTGAACCTTGAAGTCGAGCCCGCCACCAGCGAACGCCGTGCCGCTCGCGCCTTTCGAGCCCTTGCCTGCCGCCCGTGCGTCCCTGTAGACCGCGCCACGCAACGCCAGCATCTGACAGAACGAACACGCACCAGGAGAGGTAACCCGCACCCACGCCCTCGCGTACTTGTCCTGCTGGACTGCACCGATGATCGTGTCCCGACCCTGATCGAGAACCAGCTGCGAGACTGACTCGTCCAGCCGTGCCATCGCCGCATCAGTGGTCTCTGTGGTGACCGGACCGTACAGGTCGCTCGTCGCCCACGACACCGCCGACTCGATCACCGAATCCACAGGCGTGGGAGCCATCTTCAGCGACGGCCTGCCCTGTACGTTCGCAGCCAGTCGCTCGGCCCGGTAGTAGCCCAGCGCCCCAGCCGCAGACGCCTGCCCATACCGGGCGACGATGGCCCGAACCGCGGCAACAAACTGCGGCATCGTGGCCTGCAGGTTGTGCAGGTCCAGCAGTGGCCAAGCCTCACGCAGCAACGCCGGGATCAGTGAGACAAGAGCAGCCTGCCCGAGCTGGTGCTCATCCGCTGGGCGCGGGGGCGCCTCAGTGGTTTGCTGGGACACTGACCGGGACCTTCTTCGGCATCACGTTCGGCGTCGGCACCGGGGCACCGGGGATCACAACCGGCTTGAGTTCGTTGGCAAGGTCCGCGGTCACCAGCTTCTCTGTCCGCAGGGACTTGGCTTCCATGCTGTGCGCGATCTGCATCAGCATCGAGACGCCCTGATCCACCTTGCGGTCCTGCTCAAGACGCGCACGCTCGACAGCGGAGTAACCCAGACGCTTCAACGTCACATCGGAGGTTGCGGGGATCGCACCGGCCGCGATCTGCTTCGTGATCGCATCCGAGGTGCCCGCGATGGTCTGCGGGGCCGGGTCGCGCCAGTCAGTCTCAAGTAGGTAGGCGTTGTCCGGCAGCGACCCGTCACGGATCAGCAGGGACAGACACATCGTCTCTTCCCACTCGTCGGAGAAGATGACGTGCTTCCCCAGAGAGCGGGACGTCAACTCCTCGTAGCCTGAGCGGATCGCGTCAGCCGAGGCGGGGTTGCCCTGCGTGTAGATGCCCAAGAAGTGAGGCGGCACACCCATGTTCCCGGACATGATCTGGGCGTACTCATCCATCAACTTCGTGTGGACCGAAGGGTCGCCGGCTGCGAACTCCCCGATCGTGGGAAGGTTCCCATCCTCGTCACGCTCGATCATCCACACCTTGTGCAGGTAGGTGTCCCACGCCGTCACGGCGCTGCCGTCAGCCTTCTGGAACGACTCCTCAGTCACACCCAATGCGTACCGTCGCGGCGCTGAGAAGAACTCGCGGCCGACCTCCATGCCCAGCATGGTCCGACAGGCCGAGTCCACGGTGTTCATCCACGGCGCACTGATCTCACTCAAGCCGTCGCGGTTGGACAGCCGCTGACGATTCGCCATCCGCACCACGGGCACGCGGCCCAGCTGGTGGTCGTCGCGCTCGATGATGTCCCACTTCACTGCGGCCGGGTTCCCTGTGCTGGACGTGCGGGCCAGGTAGATCGTCTTGTCCGGCAGGTACAGCGCCGCGACCTCCTGGCCGTACATGTCGCTCGTGAAGTCGGTGTCCAGGTAGATCTGCAGGGCAGCCGAGACACGGCGCATCCGGGCGTCGTAGGTGGCGATCATGTTGAGCGGCGACTCGGATGTGATGAGCGGCTGACCGTTGGTCGCGTCGTCGCCCGGGCCGACGATGTTGTACGCCCGCCCATAGATGAGGGCGTCGAGGTGGGTCAGGCGCGACTCGCCATCGAGCTTGTTCGCCTGCCAGATCCCCTGCAGGTCGTCGTCAACGTCCGTCGCTCCAGGGAAGCGGAAACCCTCCACGACGCAACGGTTGTCGAGGGCGTCGACACCAATCATGGGCCAACCCACAACCGTCCGAAGCCCCACCAACGACGGAGGGATGCTGATACCCAAGTCCTGCATCTTCTGCATACCGTCGTAGTACAGGCCCCGCAGCTCCAAGTAGGGGCGCTGCTCGAACAGTCGCATCCCCAGCCAGTTCGCCGCGCCCTGCTCCTCGTCAGACAGTCCGAGCGACGGCAGGGATGGGATCGCAGCGGATGGAGCCATGAACAGCGGAGTTAGGGCGTTACCGGCCACCGGGCACCCCTTCTCTCAGTCCAATAGGATCGCGCGCCCCTTGCCGGGCGTGCCTTGCTTCGTGCTCAGCAGGTAGATCCTGCGAAGCATCCGGCCGCCGATGAGGCAGACAGCCAGGTCGATCTTGTGCCTCGAGGAACGATTCTCTTTCCTCACGCTGACCCCGTACTTGCCCGGCGCGAGCTTCGCGTTGACCATGTGCTCACGCAGCCACGCCGACTCGGTGAACGTCACCACCCCGGCCGCGAGCTCGCCGGCCACCTGCTCGCACGCCGGCACGAACAGCGCCTGGTTGATGCCCAGCGCCATGTCGAACGCGACCGCATGAGTGCGAGGCCCGGTCTTCACCGGCCAGCACTTGAGGCGCTTGCCGTACCGCTTCGACCACTCGTCACACAGCGGCCACCAGAACCGGCTGTCACCCTCGGTGTCATCATCCTTGGCGTGGGACGGGTCGAACCAGAACGCCTGCACCTTGAACGTCGCCATCGCCTCAACCACCGCGAGGTCGTAGGCGTCACGGTTGACGATCTGCCCGGCCTTGGGCTGCTGGACGTGGAGCACCTGCGTGTGACCGTCGCTGATCCGGGTCGCCACCAGGCCAGTCGCATCACCAGACTTCGAACCATCCCCGAACAGGACCACACCCTCGCCGGCTGCGATCCGCTCAGGCCGTGACGCGTTGCGCACGTCGTTCGGGTCAGCCCACGCGTCCTCAGCTGCGGAAACCTGGTTGTACCACTTACGCCGCGACTCAGACGCCGAGTTCATCGGGTTCAGGACACTCGCCAAGATCCGCTTCGTGGACAGCCAGATCGAGTCACCCCGGATCGACTCCACCACGCCAGGGACAGCCTCGACAGTCAGAGGCGCCTCAGGCGGAGCCTCCAGCGAGTCGTACAGCTGCCCAAAGTCCAACGACTTGGGCCGCTGACAGTTGATGCACTCAGGCCAGTCCGTCGAGGTCGCATGAACCTCACACCGGGTGCCCTGCGTGGCCTCGAACGCCTCACGCGCCCTCTGCCCAACTGAGTCCTCACCAGGCCGGAAGGCGTTGCAGATATCAAGGATGCGTGCCGCACCATCAGGGCTCTTCGCCGCGTTGCCCTCGATCGCGCCGGCCATATCGTGGCCATCATTGGACGAGTTCCAGTTCTGCGTCTCCACACGGATGATCCGCGTCGGACGCCCGCCCTCGATCGTCAGCGGGTTCGACGTCACGGCCTCGATCTGCGCTGTGTCGCCACGCGCCCACACGTTCAGCTTGCCGATCTGGATCCCATACTTCTTGCGCGTCTCAGACGGAATCAGCGACGGAAACAGTTTCATCGTGGTAGCCGTCTGCCGCTGCGCCACGGCGATGATCTGAACCCATGCGTTCTCCTGCTGTCGACCCACCGGAACGTCACCGTCCCAGTGATCGAACACCGCATCCTCAGAGCAGATGTCCGTCACCGACACGCAAGCTCCCACAGGATCCTTACCCCAACCCTTGAGCCGCTGCAGCACCGACGTCGAGAACAGGAACTCACCCGTGTCCGGGTCGAGCGCGTCAGCCCAGAGGATAAACCGCGCCTGCTCAAGCGTGTACGTCCAGTCTCCACCCTTAGGCGCCGACAAGTTCAGCGACGTCCACGCCAGGTTGCGCCATCCCAACGTCACCGCAGGCAGCACCCACCCGTTCTCGTACTGCCACGTCGGGCCGATCTTGACCGGCTCCCACTCAAGGCCAGTAGGCGGTGTCGCGCGCTGCAGCTGGTCCTCGTACCAGCCGATGCGCTGGCGGTAGTCGGACTCCTTGTCGGGGACCTGGGAGGCGGCGAGGCTACGCGCCATCGCTGGTCAGGTATGCGACGAGCGCAGGGTTGTCACGCAGGACGAGCAGGGTTGGCGACTCGAAGGCCCGGACAACGGCCTCCTCGCGGTCATGCTTCTCTTCGCCAAGGTTGAGCCAGTCAGGTGAGCCCATGCAGGTCTCGCACAGCGCGTGCTGGATCTCGTGCCAGAGGGTCAATCGAGCTACGTCAGGGGTGGAGTCGGGGTTGATGAGGATCGTGGCCCCGATGTTCAGGGTGTGGCCGTAGTCGCCTTTGCTCTGGAACTTGTGCTCGTAGCGCATCCAGTCGTCGGGGTCGATAGTCACCCGGTAGACCACTGAGCCGATGATGACTGAGGCTGGCATATTAGCCATCACGCACCACGATCTGACCACTTTTTGACCGCAGCCGAACGATGCTGATTCATCGCAGGGACAACCTCATCGCCATCAGGCAACGCCAACTGCTTCAAGAACGCAGCACGAGACTTGCGATGCTTATCCATCTCCGCAATCAACGGGTGAATCACCAACTGACCCATGCTGCCCTTGGTCGTCATCGGACTTCCGCCAGCGACCCACACCTCAGTCAGCAAGGCGATCATGTCCGACGTCCAACACACATCCTCAAGCACAGTGAACTCATCCGGACGCAGCTTGTACGACCTAGCAATCTTCGACCACTGAGCCTTACCGGCCTTGCCAAGCCCAACAGGTGCCTTCGGTGCAGCCATGACGATGACCTCCAGGGTCGGAACGACCCACCAGGGGTCGGGAGTGCTGAAAAAACGAGCGCAGGGCGCACGCTGGATTTTGGCTGCTAACCGCGTCGCACTCCACCCTTAGTGGTGAGGGTGGGGTCCCCAGGGGGGACGGTCGGCGCGATGGATTGGATCAGATGAGTCCGGGGTGTCGTTCGGTTGGTCGCTTGCTTCGTGCGGCGTAGCGGGTGCTGCCTCGTGCTGCCTCTGCCTTGCTC